GCCGCATCATTATGGGATAATATATAATGAATATAAATTATTATTATAAACAACAAGAAAAAATTAAAAAACAATTTATAAATGATGCTTTAATGTTACAAATAAAAAAACGAGAGGATAAATTATTTAAAGATATGTTTATAAAAATATTTTTAGTTATAATTATATTTTTATTGCTGGTTTATTTAATTGCTAAATGAAAATAATCTTAACAATTATTCTTATAAATGGCACAACACATTCATTTGAATTTAAAGTTAATGAAATTAATCCTTATTTGTGTGATTCTTTATTTAATAAGTATACATACGTACACACAAATGGGTTTAGTGAAGCAAGAAACAAGACTGGCATATATTATAAATCAAAAGAAGTATTTGCCTACACTTGTAAATATAAAACAATATAGAGGAAACGATGAAAGAAAAAATAAAACAAGTTAATGATTTATGTGAAACACATGGTACATACATTAATCAACATGGTAAAAAGACAGTGTCAGCTTGGTCAAAGATAAAATATTTTAGAGAAGTTTTTGGCACTGAATTTGGTATTAATTGTAGGATTATTGAGCATTCAGATAGATATGTAATTATGAAATGTGAGATCCTTGGTTATGATCCTGAAAGAATTGTTGCAAGTGGATATTCTAAACAATACCGAGATAAGCCAGGGTATTTAGAAATAGCAGAAACGTTTGCAATCACACGAGCTTTATCAATCATGGGTATTCTTCTTGAAGATATGACATCTAAAGAAGAGTATGAGGAGTTAAATATCCCAGTACAACTTATGAATGGCAAAGATACTGCATTAATAAATGATGATAGTATAATTAATGAACTGATGAAGAAGGTGCATTATGCACCGCATACAGCTAAACTAGATTTTCTGTGGCGTGCCAATAAAGATCTTCTAAATCAAATAAAAATAAAAGATCTCAATACTTACAATTCAATCTTAAATAAGTTTGAAAGTAAACGTAATGAGATCATAACTCAAAATGAGGTATAGATGAACGACCAACCAAAGAACAAGATATATTTAAATCTTGTTCCTAACTTAAATAAAAAACAAGGCGACAATCAACCAGTATTTGTTGCACCTAATTCTCCAAAAGCACCAGAGGGTAAAAATTGGAAAATGAATGTGAACATTTGTGGAGATTGGTATGATTATGCTGCTTTTGATGGAGTTGATATAGATGGTAATTCAACAGGTGGATACACTGTCATTTTAACTAAAAAAGAAAGTCAACCAACACAAAACAAAGCACAAGGTTCTTTTAAAACTGCAGGATTTCAAAAAAAATCCTTTGCAAATAACAAGAGCTTTGGTAATCGTAACTACTAATAGTATATAAAAATACTATTCATTCTACCCTTGGGTTTTTACCCAGGATCGCATAGATCCAACCTTTCGTTGTCCCAAGGGTAGAGTAAACAACAAAGAATATACATGATAAGTAAAGAAGACTTTATTTCCATTGAAGAAAAGATTCATAAAAAGATTATGCAAGAACGCCACGAACAGTATGGTGATTATGAGGAAAACTTTGCTTTACTTGCCGAGCTTTTCTCTATTGTATTGTTTGATAAGGTTAAGGTAGCATTAACCCCTGAGGATGTGGGACACCTAATGATGGCACTAAAACTATATCGTTGCACCAAAAAATTTAAAGCTGATAATTATAATGATCTTGCAATCTATTGCAAGATGACAAAGAATTTAAGACATAAGAGTATTGCCAAAAAGGGTAAATAATGGTAAAGTTTATTCGTAATAAAAACTGTGAGTGTTCTTTTGTTTATACAGAAGAATTTGATAGTGCTGAAATTGCATCAAATCCAGCTGCCAAAGGTGTAGTGATTGATGTTAAAATTAAAAATATCAAAACAGTTTTTACAACAATAAAACAGAAAGATGATTTAGTTGGAGAAACTAAAAATTCGTCTGCAAAAAATGAGAGATTTACAAGAAATGAAACACAGAAAAGCTCTTGAATTCTTTCATAAATATCAAAAGAATCTAAACGATTCTAAAAAATTGATATTTAAAATTGAGCAGACAAAAGAAAAGATAATGGCGTAATCATTATCTTAAATTATAAAACAACAAATAGTTGCATACGCAACTAAGGGGAAGCCATGACGCCAAAAGAAATGTATAAGCAAATTAAATTGCGATATTCTTTTAGTATTTTTTCAAATTTATCAGATGCAGAAAGAAAAATTTATCGTACAGGATTTAGAACTGGATATAGATTAGCAAGACAATTTTTTAAATCAAATAAAAGATCTAAGAAAGTTGTTAATCATATAGCAATCAATGATGTTGTAGTACCTGAAAATGTAAAAGATATTTTAGCAATCATTGCTAATCAATTAAATGTAAATGTAAATGACATCACCGCAAGAACTAGAATACAACAAGCTGTAATTGCACGATCTATATTTATAAATGTTTTGCGAGATAAATATAATATGCCATTTACAAAGATTGCAGTATTACTTGGTAATAGAGATCATACTACAATGATCCATCATGTTAGAATGAAAATTAATAAGGAACATTACTGGCAACCAAATTATATGATCTGGAATAGATACCAGTATGTAATGGATAATGTTAAATAATTAATCTTTAAATCCTGATAACAAACTCTTATAAGCCTTTTTAGATATAGTGGATTCTGATTTGCTTCTAGATGTACCAGCTTCCTTGCGTTTGTTAATATTGTAATATAAACCTTTACGAGCCATCTTACCTTCTTTTGTTTTATGATATTTAGATTTATCCATATTATTTACTCATTAGTGATTTGTTTTTTTTACCATTATCAATAACTCCTCTACCTTTCAATATATCTTTAAAAGTTACTTTACCATCTCCTGTTAGATCTGGAAAACCTTTTTTCTTTTTATTATTTTTTTTCATATTAAATACTTATTTTAGTTTTTAAATAATTAATATACATTTCAATTCTCTTATCAAGTGTAATATTTTTAATATATTTTTGTTTTTCTGGTGCATGAACATTGGCTAAATACATATCAAAACAACTATGTTCCATGCTATGACAGAAATTTAATTTTTCAGCGTTAATAATCCACCCACCCTCATTTGATATATGTTCTTTGCCACAGATATAACAGTAACCGCAGGATTTAATTATTATTTTTTTTTTACCCATTTTTATTTTTTTAAAAAAAACAATTTGTATAAAATTGTCGCACCTAATCTTATACACCCTAAAACTTTTATCGTCTAGTTTTCAATAAAATTATTTAAAAAATATTTTACTCAAAAAATATCGTTTGACATAATATAACCAGTATGGTAAACTACTTAAATAATAAAAAAACAACAAAAGGTAAAACATGAAACAAATGAGAGAAACATCTGATAAAAAAAATTTAGTTAAGTCTTATAATGATTTAGCTAATTCTATCTTACCAGATAACTTGCCTTACATTACTCATGACGAGGCAAAAAAAGCAGCAAGACTATTAGCTAGAAAGTTTGGCAATAAGAAAGATGCTGCTCCATCAAGGTATGGAAATTATCCAACTAATCTTATTGTAAGAAAATGTTGGGTTTGTTTATCAGGAAATTCTTCTTCATTAAGTAGAGGATGGAGAAGATTGATACATGACTTAGCACATAGGCTCTTTAGATATAGGAGTCCAAGTCTTCCTGATCACTGTGCTTTGCAAGCAGAGTTTGAGGGACAGATGATAAGATATGTCATTCAATCTGGTTGGTTAAATGGAAAGTTAAAACAGAAACCAAAAGCAGAATTGTCTTCAGATCAAAAAAAAGAAATGAAGATTACAAAACTTAGAATGGCTGTTTTAAAATGGGAAAGAAAAATAAAACTAGCAAATACTTTTCTTAAAAAATATAAATCTAAATTAAAGAGAGCCACTAACTAAACTTAAAACTTTGTACCCCTCAAAATTTGGGGGGTACTTACCCCAGCACCCACCTCAAAAAACTCATATACGTTTAAATTTTAAAGACTTTTTTAAGATTATTTCTTTTTATGCCTTGCCGCAAAGTTTCTTGCAGCTTCTTTTGATCCAAAACCCCAGGCTTTAAGTGCCAACTTTAATCTTGTTGGCTTACCAGATTTAGTAAGTAGAGATCCTTTCATACCACCAAAGCGAGCCGCAAAAGAAACTCGTCTTGGGTTTACCCCTGATTT